TTCACCGGACAAACATTTAGACAAATCATTCTGGCTGGATGCGAGCGACCGGCTGATGTATGAAGGCAAAGCACCACAGTTTGCCGACACAAAAGCAGCTCGCATGCCAGCGTTCTTTGAACATGCAAATACAAACCTCCCCCAATACGCTTAACTTTCATTCAGAAAAACTTAAGACGTTAGTAGAGGATTTGGAATCCAAGTTCGCTTGGTATCCTGTCCACCCCAAGGAGGACTTAGCCTCCATCATGTATCGCTCCGGACAATGGGAAGTGGTACAATATATCAAAACTATACTAGAAGAATAACATGTGTGTATTCGGAGGTGGCGGTAGGTCAACACCCCTACCCGGGCCACAACAAACATTCCAGCCTCGTGTTCAGCAACAGAAACAGGAAGCTGTGAAACCAGAAAAGAAAGAACTTCTTGATCCAGATGAGACTGCTGAGGTACAGTATGGCTCAGGACAGAAGAAGAGCAGCCCCGGTGCTGGTAAGAAAACCGGAACAGATGCACTGAAGATCAACGTCAACACAGGCGGGACTGGAGGTGCTGGTACAGGAGGACTAAATGTCTAAAGCTAGAGAACGCTACAGCCAGTTAGAGTCAGGTAGAACACAGTTTCTTGACGTGGCTGTAGAAGCCTCTGAGCTTACCTTACCATACCTTGTAACTCGTGATGAGTATAAATCAGGTAAAAGAACTTTACTACAGCCGTTCCAATCAGTCGGAGCTAAAGCTGTAGTTACGTTGTCAGCAAAGCTAATGTTAGCAATGCTACCACCACAGACAGCCTTCTTCAAACTACAGATCAGAGATGATAAGATAGGTGAAGAGATAGAACCAGAGATACGAAGTGAGTTAGATCTATCATTCTCAAAGATAGAACGAAACATCATGGAGTACATAGCAGCGTCAAGTGACAGAGTGGTTGTCCATCAAGCACTGAAGCATTTGATAGTCTCAGGTAACGCTCTTATCTTCATGGCCAAAGATGGTCTGAAGCACTACCCTTTGAACAGGTATGTAGTTAACAGAGATGGTAATGGTAACGTCTTAGAGATAGTTACAAAAGAAATGATTGATAGAAAAGTACTTGGACTTGAGCGTCAAGTACCGTCGAAAGAACCAAACGGCGATTACAGCTCAGACGAAGACGACGCAGAGGTATACACCTACGTACGATTGGATGAAGGTAGTGGACGCTGGCTATGGCATCAGGAAGTTGATGGACAGATACTTCCCGGGTCACGCAGTACAGCTCCCAAGAACGCTTCACCTTGGTTAGTACTTCGATTCAATACTGTCGATGGCGAGGACTATGGACGAGGTAGAGTAGAAGAGTTTATTGGGGATCTAAGGAGTCTCAATGGATTAGCTCAAGCTCTGGTAGAAGGTGCGAGTGTAGCAAGTAAAGTTATCTTTCTTGTCTCACCATCAGCTACAACCAAACCCGGAACACTAGCCAAAGCGGGGAATGGTGCTATCATACAAGGTAGACCAGAAGACGTAGGAGTAGTACAAGTAGGTAAGACAGCTGACTTTGCGACAGCTGCTAACTTGTCACAACAAATAGAAAGAAGAATACTAGAAGCCTTCCTAGTTATGAACGTTAGGCAGGCAGAGCGTGTTACAGCTGAAGAGGTACGCCTAACTCAGCTAGAACTAGAACAATCCCTCGGTGGATTATTCTCTCTACTGACGGTCGAGTTCCTGATACCATATCTTAACAGGATACTGCTAGTATTACAAAGAGGAAACCAGATACCACGCATACCAAAAGACTTAGTGCGTCCTAAGATTGTAGCCGGAGTCAATGCTCTTGGCAGAGGTCAGGATCAGCAGGCACTAACACAGTTTATTGGTACTATAGCTCAGACTCTTGGGCCAGAGGCTCTACAGAAGTTCATAGATCCTACTGAAGCGATCAAGAGATTAGCAGCTGCACAAGGTATAGATGTCCTCAACTTAGTCAAGTCACCCGAAACTATGGAAGCTGAGATGCAGCAGCAACAAGCTATGGCAACTCAACAACAGCTACTAAGTCAAGCTGGACAGCTGGCAGGCACACCTCTCATGGATCCTACAAAGAATCCAGAAGGTATCGACCAGTTAGGACAAGCTTTGACTGGAGGTCAGGGTGAACCACCACCACCACAAGAAACATAAATGGCAGAAACATTATCATACCAACCAGAAACAACCACTGAAACCATAGAGAGTAACTTAACACCAGAGGAGCAAGATAGTCTTGCCGTTGGTGAAAAGCTACAAGGAGAACAGGAAGCATTACTGGCTGGTAAATATAAAGATGCAGCAGAGCTTGAGAAAGCTTACATAGAGTTGCAGAAAAAGTTAGGAGAGAACGGAGAAGAAGAAGTACAACAAGAGTCGGCAGCTGATGAGGAGCCGGAGGAGACTACGCTCTCTGACGGTGCTTCTTTAATTACATCAGCTAACGATGAGTTCTATGCTAATGACGGTAAGCTCTCAGAAGAGACTCTTGAAAAGTTCTCCTCTATGTCTAGCAAAGAGTTAGTTGAAGCATACTTAGAAGTACAAGGTACACCTGAGTTTCAAGCCCAGTCGTCAGACACGGCTGATCTTTCAGATGCCGAAATCAACCAAGTTAAAAACAACGTTGGTGGAGAGCAGGCTTATGCCAACATCATAGGTTGGGCACAAGATAATCTAGATGCACAAGCACAAGAAGCTTTCGATAGCATCGTAGCTACAGGAAGTGTGCAGGCTATCAACATAGCTGTTGCAGGCTTGAAGTCACAGTACGAAGCAGCTAATGGATTTGAAGGAAAAATGTACACAGGTAAACCACCAAAAACAGGCGGCGATGTCTTCCGCAGTCAGCAAGAGTTAGTCAGAGCAATGAGTGATCCTCGTTACGAAAACGACCCTGCTTACAGACAAGACATAATTGAAAAACTAGATCGTTCAAACAACTTGGAGTTTTAACTATGCCCGGACATTACGGCGGCGGAATGAAGCCAAAGAAAAAAATGACAGCAGCTCAGAAAAAAGCTGAAGCACTTAAAAAATTAAAAGCACTCAAAAAGAAAAAGAAATGACACACCACAACCACGAAAATCAAAAATGGCATCCAGCAGAGGAGCTTAACGGAAGACTAGCTATGATAGGTATAGTTGCAGCTCTACTCAACTACGCTTGGACAGGGCAAATCATTCCCGGTATTTGGTAATGCCAAAAGGAAAGGGAGGCTACAGCTCTGGCCAGAAAAAGATTGCACGAGTCGCACCCCCTCGTGACAAAATCACAGGAGCAGACTTCGCAAAACTAAGAAAAAATGGCAAGAAAAAAGGGAGTAAGCCTGTCTCTCGGAAGAGGTGAGAAGAGTCGCAAAGGCGGCCTAACAGCTAAGGGAAGAGCCAAGTACAATCGTGCCACTGGCTCTAATCTCAAAGCCCCTCAGCCCGGAGGAGGAGCTCGTAAAAGGTCTTTCTGTGCTCGCATGTCTGGCATGAAAGGCCCACTCAAAAAACCAAACGGCAAACCTACACGAAAGGCTCTTGCACTACGACGTTGGAAGTGCTAATGAAGAAAAAGAAGTATGGTAAAAAGGTTTATCATCGTGAAGATGCTGTCAAGAACACTATCTTTTTAGAGAAGATAAACCAAAACCCGATTATAAAAAAGCTCGGGCCTAACAATATCAATGAAGTATAATGGCACACAAGAAAGGATCAAAATGTGGCTGTAAACATGGAGGCAAGAAGAAGTAATGGCTAAACTATGTGCTCGTGGCAAGGCAGCTGCAAAAAGAAAATTCAAGGTCTACCCTTCTGCATACGCTAACGCTTATGGTGTAAAAGTATGTAAGGGTCAGGTCAAAGCAGGCGGCAAGAAAAAAGTCGCATCAGGATACTCACGTAAGAAAAGAGCATGAGCTTACGTAGATGGTTCCAAGAGAAATGGGTTGATACCAAAACTGGTAAGCCCTGTGGCAGACAGAAAGGTGAGAAGCGTAAAGGCTACCCAGCTTGCAGACCATCTAGACGTGTGTCATCTAAAACACCTAAGACTACAGGTGAGATGTCTAAAGGCGAGAAGGCCAAGTTCAATAGAACTAAGACAAGTAGTAAACGAATCAATTATAATCACAAAAGACGGAAGAAACTTTCCGTCCGTTCATCCCGATAACCACCCTTGACTAACTATACAGGCATATTTGTCTACAAAGATTCAATAGAACCGGAGCTTTGTAAAAAACTTATCAAACTTTACAAAGATCATAAAGATACACCTTTACTACTCAAGGAAGACTATGGTGATGGTTATAATGTAAGATGTAACTATATTGAAACTAGGTTCTTTCCCGATATAGATAATGAATTAGTAAAGGTTATTTACAAAATATTAGTTAGAGCTATGCAAGATAATCCTTATCTACGTTGCAGTGAGGATAGCGGCTATGCACTGAGAGAAGTCTATGGAGAAACTAGGCTTCATATTGATAATATCATAGACCCAGAAAAAGCCGGTAGGGCAAGAGCAGTAAGTATTATCATAGCTCTAAATAGTGACTATGAAGGTGGGATATTTAACTTCCCTCTTCAAGATTACAAAGTAAAACTAAAACAGGGAGATGCAATAGTTTTCCCTGCTACTTATACACATCCACATGAAGTATCTTGTCCAGAGAACGGGACTTTAAGATATACAATTAATACGTGGATGTTTGCATAACGTCCGTTCATCCTAATCAGGACGCATGACACCCAAGCATGGAACGGGGCTTGGTATATGGAGAGTACAATGACTGTAACCTACGTATATCGTGGCATTAAGTACACAAGAGTAATCGGTTAAGGCCGTACAGGGAGGTTCAAGTCCTCCCATCTCTATTGGAGAGAGCCCAGTACGCTGGATACCTTGATCCGTCTAGACGGTGGGATAGACCACAAAAAATGGCCAAAAAATTTTCAGATCTGAGAAACGTAAACCAATATCATTCTTAGAAATGGCACAACAAAATAGCACACTGACCACTAACATAACAAGTCCCGGTCAGTCAAACTCAGCTGGAGACAAGAGGGCGTTATACCTTAAATTGTTTTCCGGGGAAATGTTCAAAGGCTTCCAAAGGAACACGATAGCTCGTGACATGATTATGAAGAGAACACTTACAAATGGTAAGTCACTTCAATTCATCTTCACAGGAAGAACAACAGCCGAGTATCATACACCCGGCAACAGCATACTAGGTAACTCTGATGGAGCACCTCCAGTAGCTGAAAAGACAGTGACTGTCGACGATCTATTGATCTCCAGTGCATTTGTCTACGAGCTTGACGAGACACTTGCTCACTACGACCTACGTGGTGAAATTTCTCGTAAGATCGGATACGCTCTTGCAGAGCAGTATGACAGAAAAGCTTTCAGAGCTATTACAAAGGCTGCAAGACAAGCTTCACCAATCACAAAGAATGGCTTTAAAGAGCCCGGTGGAACACAGATTAAACTAACAAGAAGTGGTGTAACTGATGGTACAGCTGCATACGACTCTACATGTTTAATCAATGGATTCTATGACGCTGCTGCTGCCCTTGACGAAAAGGGAGTACCTCAAGAAGGTAGAGTAGCTGTTCTTAACCCAAGACAGTACTACGAGCTTATACAGAACGTAGAATCAAACGGTTTAATCAACCGTAACGAGAGAGGAGATGCCCTACAATCAGGACAAGGCATCATTGAAATAGCTGGTATACCCATCTACAAGTCAATGAACATTCCTTTCTTTGGCAGATTCGGTACTAAGTTTGGTACAGCATCTGGCACAAACCCCGGTGTTACAGACCCCGGAGCAACTGGTGACTTCGTTGAAGTTACTATGGAAGACGAAACTGCTGGTTCTTCAACAACAAAGACTGTTAACAACTATGGTAACGGTACTTCTGCTTTTGAAAACAGCTGTGGTCTTATCTTCCAGAAAGAAGCTGCTGCTTGCGTTGAAGCAATCGGCCCACAAGTTCAGACAACATCTGGAGACATCTCAGTGGTTTACCAAGGAGACGTTATCTTAGGTCGTCTAGCTATGGGTGTAGATGCACTTAACCCTGCTGCTGCTGTTGAGTTCGTAGCTGGTGTTGACACTGCACGCAATGCTGCTGGCGAATCAACAACTGTTGGAAACGCTGCTTTCTAACTTACACATTATACGGAGGCTTCGGCCTCCTTTTTTTCTTATGGCTTCCACAACTATTGACATCGACACAGAACTGTCCGCAGTAAATAATATACTGGGGGCTATTGGACAATCGCCGATAACAACACTTAATTTTGACAACCCAGAAATATCATTTATATTCAACCTACTCCGTGATGCTAACGTAGACACGCAGGCAGAGGGGTGGCATTTCAACACAGAAAAACATGTAAGATTTGCAATAGACGCTAATGGCAAGATAGCTATTGGTAACGATATATTGTCTATGGACTTACATGATAACCAAGCTCGTCGTACTAGCAACCTTGTACGTCGCAATGGATTTTTATATGACAAGCAAGATCATACAGATGTATTCACAGCTGACCTAGATCTTGACATTGTTAGACTTTATAACTTTGAAGACTTACCTATTGTCTTTAGAAGATACATAACATACAGAGCATCTAGACAGGCAGCTACACAACTCGTTGCTAACCCAAACCTAGTAAAATTACTACAAGGTCAGGAGTCTCTAGCCAGAGCATCTCTCATGGAGTATGAGTGCAATCAAGGAGATCACAGTATGTTTGGATTTGAAGACGATACAGCATATCAAACCTATCAACCTTGGAGAAACCTTAGACGATAATGGCAGCAATAACACAAACCATCCCAAACTTTATTGGTGGCATATCAGAACAGCCAGACCAACTAAAGTTTCCGGGTCAGGTAGAGAATGTCGTAAATGCGATACCAGATATAACACGTGGTCTATATAAAAGACCGGGTGCAAAAAGAGTAGGCACTACGCCTCTAGCAAATGTCCAGAGTGGTGGTTCGTGGTTTCATTATCATAGAGATGAAGATGAAGGATCTTACATAGGACAAGTTGCAGCTGACGGCCAGCTTAGAATGTGGAAAGCTGACGGCGATAACGCTGGTGCAGCTCAAACCATAGTCTATGGAACAGGTGGCCAGACAGCCATACAAAACTATCTAGCAACAAGCGATGCAGAAAACATACAGTTCCTTACTATCAATGATACTACATTTGTGTCAAGTAGGGATGCTACTAATGCTAATACTCTGATAGGCACTACAGGTACAACACAAGATAATCCTGATAGTCACTTTGCATTTGTTGAGATTACACGTACTGAAAATGGTAGACAGTATGGCATGAATCTCTATAATAATAACAGCACTACCAGTTTTACAAGAGCTACACGTATCAAAATACAGTCTGATACACTTGATGAAAGCGAGGGTACAGGTCAATGTAGAGGTATAGGTATACAAACATTCAGTGTAGATAGTGGTTCTAAAAAGAATCTTATATTCAAACTTGATATACGTGGACAACAAGGTAGTATAGGTGGTGAAGGTAACGATCCAGAGGACTTTGCATGTGCATATAATAGAAGTATAATATTATTACATGGTGGAGAAGGCTGGACTACAGGTGATACAACAACAGTTACTATGGATTCTGCAAAGGGTCGTACTATTACTGGTACATCTGGCGGTAATAATGGTAGATCTAATAAAGGAGAATCACCAGCTACATATACTATAGAAGTAGTAGAGCATGAGACAGTTACAGTAAAAGCTAATCTCAAACTTGTACGTCCAGAACCTACACCTTTTGATGCTGATACAGCTGTGAGTGCTGACCAAGTATTGGGTGGTATTCTTGCTGAGTTACCTACTGGTATCAACGGTACTATCATCGGTAATGGTATATACATGTCTAGCTCTAACTCATTTAATGTTGAGATAGTAGAAGATGACTTGATGCGTAGTATGGGTACATCCGTAAACGATGTTACATTACTACCAAAACAGTGTAAACATGGGTATATAGTAAAGATTGCAAACGCTAGAATATCAGAGGAAGACGACTACTACCTAAGATTTGAGGGTCAGAACGGTCAAGATGGTACAGGCTCATGGTCAGAATGTGCCAAGCCCGGTATACCTAAGACTCTTACAAATATGCCCTTGGTTATACAAAGAACAGCTCTGTCAAATCCGGGTACATCTAGTGAGGTAGCTACATTTACTATCAAACAATTTACATACGCTGATAGAGCTGTAGGTGATGAAGAGACTAACCCTCTCCCGTCGTTTCATAACAAACGTGTTAATAAAGTACTATTCTTCAGAAATAGGCTAGCGTTTTTAGCTGGAGAAAATGTAGTACTATCACAAGCTGGTACACTTGGAGAACCTGACTTCTTTGCTCAGACTGCTTTGACAGTTAGTGCAAACGACCCTGTAGATATAGCATGTTCCTCTACCTTTCCATCAGAACTATTTGATGGTATAGATATAAACACAGGTCTAGTTGTATTCAGCTCCAACCAACAATTCTTGTTATCATCTGACGATACAGTTTTTAACCCTGACACTGCAAAGCTACGTAGTCTTGCAACTAATAATTACAATATAACTATACCTCCTATATCACTTGGTACAACTATAGCTTACCTTGATAACTCTGGTAAATTTAGTCGATTCAATGAAATGGCTAACGTAGCTAGAGAAGCAGAACCAAATGTTGTAGAACAAAGTAGAGTTGTACCTACACTAATACCGAAACAAGTTGACTTACTTACCGTATCTAGAGAAAATGATATGGTTCTTATAGGTAAGACCAACTCTGATGAGGTTATAGGATTTAGATATGTTAACGTAGGAGATAAACGGCAGCAGTCATCATGGTTTAAATGGAAGTTCAACAACCCATTACTATATCACTTTGTTATAAATGATGAGTACTATTTTTTAGATACTGATAATTTTTTACAAAGCGTAAGATTAGTACAACAAGAATCTGATCCATTTATTTTACAAGATAATGTCGACTTCTTACTTCACTTGGATAATCATACTACTCTTAGCGGCGGTAGCTTTAACTCAACTACGAATATAACTACCTTTACTGGTGTTAGTTGGTTATCTTCAGTAACAACTCCAAACTATACATTAGCTATTGTAGACAGCAATACTAATTCTGTACGAGTAGGTAGATATGCAAAACCTACTATCAACGGTACAACTCTTACAGTACCGGGAAAGTGGACAGATACCTACCACATAGGTTACATATATGATTATAGTGTAAAGTTTCCTACACTATTCGTAACTAGAACTCAAGGGCAAGGGGTAAGTGCTGATGTAAACTCATCTCTTGTTATACATAGAATCAAACTTCACTTCGGTAAGATAGGTCTTTATGAAACAACACTTGAACGAGTCGGTAAAAACGACTACACAGAAGTATACGAATCCACAGAGCTTGACGAGTACGACGCATCTGATGCACCATATCTCGAAGAGTTTATCAAAACTGTCCCAGTCTACGAAAAGAATAAAAACGTAGATATTACACTTAAATCAACTCACCCTGCCCCAGCTACTCTACGAGCTATGTCTTGGGAAGGTGATTTCTCACCCAAATTTTACAGACGTGTCTAAATTAGACCAATATATACACCCAATTACAGAGGAGGCTGCCAGAGAGGTGGCCTCTAATCTACGTCCAGATGACCGCAGAGAGGTCGAAGAAGGTCATGGGCTAGATGCTACGGAAGAGCTGCTAAGAGCGGCTAGAACGGGCTTGTGCGTGTATTTCACAGTGCCTAACGGCAAGACTGCTGGCATGGCCGGGGTTGGGCCGACTGGAGAAGTCTGGATGCTATGCACTCCAGCTATACACGAATACCCAATTACGTTTGCAAGAGAAGCTAAACGCTGGCTTGAGCAACGTAACGAAAAATTACTGTGGAATATCGTAGATTCTCGTAACACCGTACATCTAAAACTATTACAATTTTTAGGTTTCAAGTTCTTACGTAAGTTTGAACATGGGCCAAACAATATACAATTTATAGAATTTTGCCGTGTGTGCACCAGATCCTAACGCCGGAAGAAGAGAGGCCGCTAGACAAGAAAACAAAAAGCGGATACTAAAATACTACTCCGACGGCATCAAACAATGGAATAAAGAGGTTGACTTCAAGGACAATATAAATAACATCCTTGGTCTAGGAGCATCCCGTGCTCGATCAGACTTTGACTCCTTTGTTCTCAGTGAGCAAGGAAAAGGCTTACTACAGAAACAAAATGCAGCAGCAGCATACTTTAAATCACAACCGACTCTCGAGGGTGGTAGATCACGTAATGCTGGTAGAGCTGCTAGACAAAAGTATCTTGCTTCAGTAGCAGACGTTGATCGTAAGATGTATGCGTTATCTACTGTAGGTGAAGCGAAAGCTGAAACTAAGATACAAAGAAGTACACAAGATATGCTCAAGGCTAATAGACAATCGCTAGGTATGGATCCTCAGTTTGGGCCTCCTACTATGTTACCACCAAAAGATAGAGCTGGTCAGTTTATGAACAGCCTAAGCTTTGGTATGAATGTAGCATCAGGTTTTATGACAATGTTTCCAGCCGGTAGTGATATTAGACTAAAAGAAAATATTAAAAAGATAGGCACATCTATAGACGGCCATAATATATACAAGTTTAAATATTTAGATGAAGACAGAGAGTTTATAGGAGTTATGGCACAAGAAGTAATGAAAACACATCCAGAAGCTGTTGTTAAACTTAGCAATGGCTACTATGGTGTTGACTATAGTCAGCTTGATGTTGACTTTAAGGAGGTCGCATGATAGAAGAACGCTATAATTTTAACACCTCTGACACTAATTATCTTGAAACAAAAAGACCCGGTGCTAGTGTAGTCAATCAAGCTATAAGTGAGATGGACAAAAAGTACGCTGCACATTTTGATCGTATGAAAAATGATGCTATCGCTATGGCAGATCAGCGTTCACGTAACTTTCAAAAGTTTGGTCAATTAATTAAGCAGGGTGCTCAACTCAAGCAACAGTTTGAGGAATGGGATGATACTCGTAAAATGAACAAGTATTACGATGACCAAGATAACGAATCTTCAGAAAACTTAGATATTGACTTTCCGGCAAACGCATCTGATGATGAAAAAACTCTTGATAAGCAGTCTAATGCAGTTGAAGTAGAAGGAATCAAACAAGCTTCTATAACTAAAAATGCAGCAGATGGGTCAGATAATAGACAAGTTATAGAGGAAGCTCAGAACATTAATGAAGTAGCTAACTCTAAAAACACCAAACAAACACAGGTTGTTAACGCAGATCAGATGGCTAAACAAGCTCCTCTAGCTGTATCAGGGTGGCTAAACGAAGGTGTTAGTAACAACCAAGTTAAAGGTGCTAATGGTAAGACTTACTGGCAACTTGTAGAAGAAGGTAACTATCAGGCAGCAGATCAGGTAATGAGATACTGGGGTAGAGTATACCTACATCGTAGTGGTGCAAATAATCCAGCTCTTGGTAGACACAGACGTAAAGTTATCAAAGCTTTACTAGATCATAGAGATACAACTCTTAAACTAACAGCAAGAAGAAAGCTTGACGAGTCAGTAAAACAAGGTGAAGCTGCTAGAGTTCTAACACTAGCTACTAATCTTACAGGTGATAATGCAACTGAATTTATCTTTGGAACAAAAGATGATCCTAATAGTGGTTACTTAAATAAACATGCTATGGGTGACGGTACTGGCAAAAAGAATATGTCATTTGCTTTCTCTCAACTAGGTGCAGATTTAGATAAAGCTTTTGAAGCTGGTCTTATAGATGCAGAGGATATACGTAAAATTAAAGAATCAATATTTGAGCAGAACGGTACAAACGGTAAGAAAATTACTTTAGCTGAACTCAACACACCAGCATCTAAGGCATTGCTAACTAAACTAGATAATCTAGAATCTAAAGCTGCTATACTTAAAGTACAAGGTATGGATGCTAAAATAAAGTCAGAAGCATTAGGTAGTGCTATGGGTGTTGTTGAAGAGTTTAAGACTTTGGCTGCTAGCGGTACAGAAATTACTGTAGCTATGAAAGATCAGGCACTCAAAGATTTATCAGCAGAAACTGGACTACCTCCAGATCACGACTACTTTAAATCAGTTCGTGAATACTATATACCCGGTCAAGTATCTGACCAAGAAGAAGCTGATAATCTTATAAGAGATGCGAAGAATGGTATGTCTGAAGAAGAAATACTAACTCGTGCTAATTTTATAGAAGATGCTGACATTAAGAAGGATGCTATAACTAAAGCTAAAGATGCGTCAAAAGGTTTTGTACCATCAAGCGATCAGGAAACTCAAGCTAAACGCTTACTTAGTGGTGTAGCTCAAAAGTATTTATCTCCTAACGCTGCTATAGTTGACCCAGATCTAGCCTCTGTTGATGCACAGAAACTGACTAATAAAGCCTTACATGATTATAACAGAATCTATATGATGCGAGTCAGAAAAGGTGACAATAGAGATGAAGCTCATGCGTATGCTTTAGAACAAGTCGAAGCTAACTTACTAAGAGAGCCAGCAGATATTGTTCAAAAAGGTACATACGAAGGTAACTATTATAGTGCTGGTGCAGTTACAAAAAGAGATCCTAAGATTACATTATTACCAGAAGCTAAAGCTTTAGTAAAAGAGTCAACCGAACTACCAATTAATAATCCAGCTTTGACTAGCGACAAGTATTTACCCGGTGAGCAAGAAGCTGCATTGATAGCTGGTAGAAATATGAAAGCAAATAATGGTGAAATACCTGATTTTTATATAGAGTTAGCTAAAGTTGTAGGCATGAAACCATACAGACTTATGCAAATGAGACACGAAGCTTTAGGTCTGGATGATGTAGCATACGATACAGCTAAAACTTTGCCTAATGGTAAACCTAATCCTGACTACGGTAAACCGATTGCATTTTTTGTACCAGAAGGTGCTCTTGGAGAAGAACAATTATCCGCAGATGACCAAGCTTTATTAGATAGCAACCCTACAGGTGCTAAGGTATTTAGAGCTGGCTTAAATGGTTTTACATATGATGTAGAGATGGACTGGATGTACGAAGGTGCAGCCCGTCAAGGTGCTAACTATACCTCCTTTGTCGATGGCAGAGGTCGTACATACTCTGATGTTATTACAGAGGATACAACTTTAGGTGATATAGAAGATATGTTCAATGCTAAAGAGTCTAGAAGTGGTATGCGTATGGGAGAAAACATTAAGGTTGGAAGATACCCATGGACAAAGACTACCTTCAATGAAGCTATGCAGTTAGCTGGATTTGATCGTAACACTAAGTTTGACAAAGAAGCACAGGATGCTCTTGTACGTGGACACATCTTACACACCTCTATGAAGAGTAACAGTTTTACTGGCCTTTCTGTATTCAATGATGCTCAAGAAGGATTCAGACCTGAAGCTTACGAGCCGTTTCAGGTAGATGGTGAAACAATAAATATATTTGAAGAAGAGTTTGGTGGCGAATTTTTAGACCCATACTCTTTGCCTACTACTATGTCCACAGGGCTAGTTAAATTCATATTATCACAATAAATTATGGAAGAATATAGTTTCGATCAATCTGACATCGAACAAATCGAAGCAGAGAGAGACGAACAGGCAGATAGAGAAAGGGCTGAAGCGGCAGCAAAAGTCACTAAAGAACAGGAAGAGGCAAAGCAGAATGTAGCTGATGAACTTGAAGATCCCCGTAATGCAGATAACTGGGGATTTAAGGCAGTCACAAAAGAGTTACAATCTGCTCTGACTGGTGGAGTACAAGACTCTCTATCGTCTGTAGCAACGTTTGCTGAAAGAACAACAGATGCACTCTCTGGCGAAATGCAAAGAGAGAAAGAAAAGAATGGTTACTACAAACCACAATGGGATCCTTTTACATCAGAAAGCAATCCTATAGTAACTAAAACATGGTGGGGTAATCTAGCACGTGGCACAGTACACTTTGGTACAATGGCAGCTGGCACAGTATTAGCAGCAAAAGGTCTTGCAGCTGGTGGTGTAGGATTAGGTATAGGTGCTGGTGCAAGAGCACTGTTAGGAGCACCTAGCCTTATACGTGCTGCTGGTGTCGGTGCTATATCTGACCTTGTATCAAAACAATCTGACGGAGAAAATGCGTTAGGTATGTTACGAGATAGATATGGTTGGATGGATACACCATTAAGTACAAAAGAAACCGACCATCCTATTATGATGAAGATGAAGAACATCGTAGAAGGTATGGGAATAGGTCTTGTATTTGATGGTGCTGCTATGGTGCTAGGTAAAGGTGGTACAAAAGTACAAAACCTTATAAAAAATAGACAAAAGAGTGTAGACGAAGAAACACTGGCAAAAGGTTTACAAGAGTTACGAGAAGGTGAAAGCGGTTTTCGTGCAGCTAAAAACAAACCTCTAGCTGGCCCTGCTCAGGGTGCTACACTTTCTGTTGATGATCCTATGATTGTCTTTGAAAATCAGAAAAAGATTAAGAAAGACTGGGGTTCAGAAGAAGGCTCTGCTGGTAACGTAATTACACCAGTGCAACGTGAGCGTGGTGCTAAGTTTTCTGGTCAATCAGAACAAGTAGTTGAAGACGTATTACGAAAGTTATATAGTAATAATAAGTTTCAAGCTTTACTAGACGAAGTAGGTGGTAGTAGAAAAGCTCTTGTAGAAAAATTTAGAGATGCTGTAGAGGCACATCAACGAATTACACTAGGTAGAAATGCAGCTGAGTTAGGCCCAGACGAGTATTTAGAAGAGTTTTTTAACGCTGTAGATGCTTACCAGATTACAGATATAGATGGTAACATAACTGATAAATTAGAAACATTAACAAGTAAGTATGTTGTTGTCGCTGATATGGTTATGGGTACATTGTTACAGCAAGTACGTGACATGGGAGAAGCTGGTAGAGAAATAAAAGACTTTGTAGATCTAAAAGATGTAGACGGCCCGCTAGAAAATATACGTGATACAATGTTTATGCTTTTAACAGAAGCTAAACGTGCTCGTATAATTAAGTCAGATAACTTTAGAGAACTAGGTGCTGGTAAAAGATCTTATCTTGAAAAGACTTTAGCCAAAGAAATGGCAGACACTAGAGAAGCAATACAGTCAATGCTCAACATTACTAAGGAAAACGATCCTAACGGAGAGTTGTTGATGTCATTGTTTGAGGCATTTTCTATGATGAAAACTGTCAACAGTGTAGATGATTTTGATAACTTTGCACGTAAAATGATCTTTGGTGGTGAGATAGGTGGTAAACAAGTAACTGGATCTTTAGTCAAAGAACTCCAAGGAGTTATGACACATAGTATTTTATCTGGCCCTAAAACACCAGCTAGAGCTATTATAGGTACAGCTACACATACATTCTTACGTCCTATGGCTACAACTATAGGTGCTGCTTTTGCAGGCGATAAACGTGCAGCAAGAGCTGGACTAGCTTCTATGAACGCTATGATACAATCTATACCAGAGTCATTTGAGTTATTTAGAACTAGACTAAACTCATACTGGTCAGGCGATATAGCTACTAGAAAAACTAGATTTACTGAATACACAAAAGGTGATAATAACTGGGAGATTATACGTAGGTTTGCAGAAAGTGACAGAGCTAACGCCGGAGAAAAAGCTGCTTTTCGTGTAGCTAATATGGCACGTAGTATGAACGACAACAAGTTTCTAACATATGGTGTAACACTGATGGCAGCAACTGACGATGCGTTTGCATATATACTTGGCCGTGCTAAGATGCGTGAAAAAGCACTGCTGTCAGCTTTTGATGTACAAGATGCTGGTAAACTTACTGCATATAGTGATATAAACCCTGAGTTAATTAAAAACTTTGAAGACTATTTTTATAGCGACGTATTTGATGGTAACGGTAATATAACTGATGCAGCTACAAAGTTTGCACGTCAAGAAGTTACACTTACACAAGATCTTACAGGTTTTTCTAGAAACCTAAACGCAGTGTTTCAGCAAAATCCTTGGGCTAAACCTTTCTTTTTATTCGCACGTACAGGTGTAAACGGTCTAAAACTTACAGCAAAACATACACCCGGATTTAACTTCTTAGTTAAAGAATGGAATGATATAGCTTTTGCTGATATAAGCAATCCTAGAGTGTTTGAAGACTTAGCTAAGTATGGTATAACAAACGAGCGTGAGTTACTTAACGCTAGATATTTACAACGTGGCCGATTGGCGATGGGCTCTGCTCTTGTGTTTATGGCAGCTCAAGCATGGATGCGTGGTGATATGACAGGTAACGGGCCGATAGACAGACAAAAACGTAATGTTTGGATAGATGCTGGTTACAAACCCAACTCTATAAAATTAGGTGGTGTACTGGTAAATTACAACTCTTTTGAGCCATTCAACCAGATTATGTCAATGATAGCTGATATAGGTGATGCTAGTTTACTTATGGGTGAAGAGTGGACAGAAGACAACTTACTAAAAGTAGGTTTACTTCTTGCTCAAGGTGTAACAAGCAAGTCTTATCTTGCAGGCTTACAGTCCTTTGTAGACTTATTCGGTGCAAAACCCGGACAAGGGGCAAGAATAGCAGCTAACTTAATGAACAATACTATACCTCTTGGAGGTCTACGTAACGATCTTGGTAAGCTATTTCAACCATATACTAGAGAACTAAACTCTGGTATTATACAGTCTATACGTAACCGTAACAAATTCTTTGATGCCCTACCCGGCAACGATCTACCTATAAAATATGACATACTAGCTCCTAGACCAGTCAATCCTTATGACTTTATGACTAGAGCATATAACATGTTTAGTCCTGTACAGATGAATTTAGATAACAGCCCCGGCCGTGAACTACTATTTAGAAGTGGGTATGATATGAGATTATCAGTTCTGTTTTCACCAGATGGTGATGATCTTACAAAAGAGCCAGTGCTTCGTTCTAAGTTTCAACAGGCTATAGGTAAACAAAATTTAGAGGTCGATTTAATTAAGTTATCTAAAGATCCTAGAATTATAGCATCTATAGAACAGATGGATAAAGATAGAGCTGCTGGTAATCGTGCTGACTTTGAACCTATGGATTACTACCATAACAAAGTAATTAGACGTTTATTTGCTAGAGCAGAACGTATAGCTTGGGCAGAGGTAAGTGGAGAACCTCGTGCACAAGAAATCAAAAAAGAAAGATTAGAGAAAAAAATTCAACGACAAGAAAAGGGTCGTCAATCCGGTAACATCCTCAACATATACAAATAGATGGCAACAACATTCATAGATTATACTGGGGATGGAAATGCGACGAAAGCGTTTTCTTTCCCTTCAATACAAGAGTCTGATGTAAAAGTAGAAGTTGATGAAGTAATAAAATCATCTGGTACTCACTACAATATAACAAACTACACTACTACAGGTGGCGGTAATGTAGTTTTTACATCAGGCAATATACC